ATGGTGTAATTTCCGCTGGCTACATTGGTATCGCCAACAATCTTGACAACCTGACCCGTAACGCGAGTGTGCAAGATTTCCGTAACCGTGACTGTTGTGCTAGTACGGCTGTAGTCCAAATCAGGCGTTGTGTATTGGTAAATGTAACCACCAACACCATCGACAATAATGACCTGAGATCCGTTATCGGCAATGCTAACCGATCCCTCATCAGTCGTTAGCTGACCAATTTCAGTAACCGATCCATCAGGAGCAACCTCGACAACGTATTTGCCATTGACGGCAATGATGACGTTTTCTTGCTGATACCACCACATGCCGCGAATTGGCAGCGCACCGACAGACGTAAATGACGCAAGCCCTGGTGTGCCATAAGCCACCACCGAACCTTTATCGGCATCAGTGTCGATTTCAACGTAAATGTTCTGTCGTTTCTGCGCTGTAACAGCCCGAGATCGGCCAGAAATTTCGTTGCCAAGAATCGGAAGTTTGAGCGTTTGTGGCATTGTTAGCGTCCATACCCGTCTGAGTAGATATTGTACCGAAGCTGACGCGCATTCATAAATGCCACATCTGTCTGAAGGGTAGGAGTACGCTGATTGATGCGTTTTAGGCGTTTCAGCGCAGACGTAGCCAATGCTACCGTAGTTTCACGAATATCAAACTGATATTCCTCTGCAATCCGTACCGCTAAGTTAAAAACGATTGCTTCCCAATAGCCGGGAGGAAACTCAAGCGGCGAAGTCGGATCAACGATAATCGGCAATGGCTTCCAGCTAGTGATGTGAAGATATGCAGGCCCAATCGTTGCTGGATCATTCGGCGCAAAGACAGGGTAAATGTAAACCTCACCGAGCGGAAAGGACGGCTGATAATAAAGGTAATTGGGGAAATTTGTGCTGAGGGTTTTGAGCCTAATGGCATCATAGTCATCCCAATTCAGCACTTGCATCGGGTAATCAACGGGGATAGAACCGTTGTTAAGTTCTAGGTACGCGCCCACAATGCGGGTTGGCCTGACAGTTTCAAAGTCACCACCTAAACCGATGCTGTAAGGGTTTTGATTGGTAACAAGCGGAAACTGCTCTCTAGTGACTTGATACAGCATAAGCTCATCAAGCGACCATGAATCAAGCATTCGATTTAGCGATTCCAATCCGTCTTTAAGTTCCTGGGCGGTCAAATCAACGTCAACCGCTGAAACCTGAATTAAGCGCATGGCGGCGCGAATCAAATCGTTGCCAGTGTAAAGCTGACCGATGTTGTTGGTTACTTTAACCGCAGCAGAAACGGGATTGACCGCACCCCAAGATTCAGGCGAATCCTGCCAAAGATTTACATCAAGCTCCCAAATGTTGCTTGGGATTGTCCAAATATTTTGAATGTATTGCAGTCGCGCCAGATTGCCGCCGGCAAGTCGCAAATCGTATTCATACGATGCTGTGCCATTGCCTGTTCCTGCGCCGGTTGCAACAAACGTCACGCCAACCGTGTTTGATGCCGCACCGATCAACGTAAAGTCAGTTGTTCCAAGTGATTCAATGGTGTAAGTTGATCCCGAAACAATGGATGTGGCATTCACCAATCCAGTCGCAAAATAACAATTAAAAAGCCCTGATGAAACATCAACCGGCTGCGTGATCGGCTGCGTTAAGCCAAAATCTGAATAAATGCTTGCCGGCGTGTTGGTTCCGCCAATGTAAACCTCGCAATACGCAGCCCCAAGAGTAGCGCCAGGAGGGGGGAGGAAAGTAACTTCAAAGTATTGCGACATATTGATGCCTATATTTTCAATAAAACACTAATGCTCAAGCAATTTTGAGCTAACACTAGCCGCCGCAATAAGCACTTGCTGGCTAGATTTATTGGCTTCAACCATTTCGTTTCTAAACGATTCAACAGCAGCGCCAGTTTGCCTTTGTTGTTGTGAATTTTCTATCAACAATGTAGGCAGCCACGCCATTGAACACGCCCAATGGTCAATTTCTTTTCCTGTGTTTGGATCGTTACCACGCACCATAACATGCCAAGCACAACGATGAATTACGCCATCTTTTGCATCAACGCACTTAGATCCAAGCGGGCAAAATGTTTTTTCTTCCATTAGTCTTTTGTTGCAATAATTACGTCAACATATTGCACCGCAAGATTTATTGCGGTTCCTGTAAATGTGGCTGATCCAGAAACAGTGTGGGTATGTGAACCGCCGCCGCCTGTATTATTTGTTGATAGAGTTGTAGTTGCAGGATTGCCCACTCCTTGTGCTGTTACTGATCCTCCAGAAGTATCATGGAGACCGCGAGCAGAATATATATGCGCGTGAGCAGGAATCTGCGCCTCGCTCAGAGTGGTTGCGCCAGCGCTCAATCCGCTGACATTGATACTGCCTGCTGGAGTCTGTGAAGCAAAAGCCGTAGTAAATGCAACAGATCCACCAGAGCTTGCTGTGCCGCTAACAACGCGCAATGCTTTATTGTCATGCGTAGTTGATTTTGTCCAACCAGTCGGAGCCGAAGTTTGAACAAACATCATGGCTGTGCCTGATGCAAATGGGGATGTAACAGAATTGCTTAGGGTTCCTGCCGAAAAAGCTAATCCTGTTCCGACAGTAACATTGCTAAAACCACCAGATCCGTTTCCATACAGAATTGATGATCCTGATGTTGCTGGCGCGTAATCTGTGCCTGATACGGCAATTGATAAAGCGCCAGTTGACGTTGTGGATTTTAATAATCCTGTGGCAAGGGCAGATGTTCCCGCAGAATAATCCGTTCCCGCTGCTGCCGAACTAAATCCGCCCGCGCCATTGCCTTTAAGAATGGCTGTTCCTGATGTGGCAGGCGCGTAATCGGTTCCGCTAGTGGCTGCGCTGATTGCCGTTCCATTGCCTTTGAGCAATCCAGTAACAGAAGTTGTAAGCGTAATGGCGGGAGTAGACCCCGGATTAGCTACCGTGCCCGCAAAACCATTGGCAGAGACAACCGATACCGTTGTTACTGATCCGCCACCAGAAGTTGAGGCCAAAGTGCCTGCACTAAATGACAAACCAGACCCAACAGTAACATTGCTGAAACCGCCAGAACCATTGCCATACAAAATGCTACTGCCGCTAGTCGCTGGCGCATAATCCGTCCCAGAAGTTGCGTTGCTAAACCCACCTGAGCCATTACCTTTGAGTAATGACGTTCCTGACGTAGCTGGAGCATAATCTGTGCCTGATACGGCGCTAGAAAACCCACCGCTGCCGTTGCCTTTGAGAATTGAGGTTCCAGTAGTTGCGGGAGCGTAATCCGTACCCACAACCGCCGCGCTAATTGAACCTGCGCCCGCGCCTTTGAGCAATCCCGTTGCCGTTATTACAGCCTGATAATCGGTGTTGGAAACAGCCGCAGAAAAACCGCCGGCGCTGTCACCTTTTAGAATTGATGTGCCCGTTGTGGCCGGTGCATAGTCAGTGCCAGAAACAGCCGCACTAATAGCGGTTCCGTTGCCTTTCAGTACGCCAGAAACGGTTGTTGTCAGCGTCAGCGCCGGGGTTGAACCGCCTGATGATGTACCGGCAAGACCATTAGCGGTAACTACAGAAACAGCAGTAACGGTTCCTGATACGGTACTGGCAAGCGTACCGCCAACAAATGATAACCCTGACCCTACCGTGACGTTTGAAAACCCGCCTGATCCGTTTGCATAAAGAATGCTTGAGCCGGTCGTTGCGGGGGCAGCGCCGACATTGGTGTAAGACAGGGAAACAGCCCCAGTTAAACCGTTAACGGATGTAACCGGCGCGGCTGGATAGGAAAGCTGCGTCCATGAGCCAATAACCGCAGGATTTGATCCTGTGATGACCCAGGTTGTGCCAAGGTCGGAACGAATACACCAATCGCCTTGTTGACCTGTCAGTGCAAGCATCGCTGCTTGACTGTTTACCGTTCCAAGATATTCAACAATGGCAATGTTGGGAACTTGAGACGCAGTTAGCTTGGAATCTGAGCCAAGAGTAGCGACACCATTAGCCGCACCAAGCACCGATGGCGATACATAATCGGTTCCAGCGGATGCTAGACCGACAACGCCTGATGTGCCCTTAAGAATCCCTGTAAGGGACGTTGCAAGCGTAGTTGTGCCTGTGGCAGTCAGGCTAGTAAAACGTCCTGTGGAAGCTGTTGTAGCGCCAATTGGAGTGCCATTGATGCTTCCGCCAGTAATGACAACGCCATTAGACGTAATCTGCCCGCTGATGCCAGTAGAGCTAATTTGTAGGCCAGAAGAATTGCCGTTTCCGTCCGTGACGGTCTGCAATGATGCGGTTATTCCGCCCGGAACCTGTAGCAATCCGTCATACGACAGATT